CCCTCAAAAATGTCCATCCTTGGCAAGAAAGAGCGCCATATCCGCCGCATTGATCACCAATCCCTCAATGAACTCTTGATGGTTAACGCCATAAAGCCAATGGTCTTGAATAATAATGTAACCGTCCACGCTTACATTGAGCGTCCATTTACCGGACGGTTCATGGGCGCTGTGTTGCCCGCTCAACGCTCATTTGAGGCCGTTCTGATCGTTCTGGAGCAGTTGAACATCCCTTACAGGGTGATTGACTCGAAAGAGTGGCAGAAAGCCCAATTGCCTGACATTAAAGGCTCAAAGGAGCTAAAGGCGGCATCTTGTGCCCTTGGGCGGTCAAAATGGCCAGATTTGGCTGCAATGGTGCTTAAACACGGTGATGCGGACGGGCTAATGATTGCTGATTACTACCACAATAAGGTAGTATCGGAAGCATCAGCCAATGAGTCCTGACTCTCCTACCTACAAACTGGGCGAAATGGTGTATCACAAGACTGAAGATACGCCGGGGGTTATCGTTGGGTTGCTTTACAAGTCTTCGGGCCTACTGTATCAAGTGTCTTGGCAGGGTAGGCTAATAGAAGAACACGAATCAGTTGAATTGACCTCGGAAAGGCCCTACTTCACCAGTACCAACAGCCAAGCAGAAGAGGCATAATGTGCTTGACACGTAAAGCGGATTAATATACCTTCGGTATCAGATTAAAGCAAAACGTAGCTATTGGCTACGAATGGTTGGCCAAACCTGCCTTAACGACCCCTCTTACGACTCTGTAGGAGGGGTTCCTTTTTTAAAGCAGACGGAAGTAGTTCTGCGGTTTTTTGCAGGAGCTAGTCATTCCACGACGCTTCTCAACTATGCCGTCTTTTTGCCATTTATCTAGTTTATCCCTAGCGGTTCTTTCATTCAGTTTATATTTAGCAACAAAATCCATGGCCGTGAACCAACCCGCTTCATCAGGTATAAATTCAGCCGACATTAACTCATCCATCTTGGCCCAAGGGTCGTTAGTTTTCATTAGTAAGTCTTAACTTCGGAGGCAGTGCGGAATTTACCATTAATACCCCGTACTTGGAATATGGAGTAGGTTCCATCATCCTCGACCCACCCATAAGCCCAACCATGACTCCACCTTAGTTTACCCGTCTTGCGGTTTGCATAGTCAGGGTTAAGGTCGCACAAGCAACCAATGCAACGCGCCTCCTGCGGATTGAGGCCGGGGGTTTGAAAGGATTCGATTGAGTGGCAATGGCCAAAGGCCACGTTTCCATAGATACGGCTATGGGATGCACACGCTGACATTCCGGTATGGAATCCATGAACCACGTTAAGGTGTCCAATCTGGAGCACACCCGCACGACTATCGTAGGGCATTAGAGAGGCTTTGTTCCTCCTTGCGACGTACTCTATGTCCAGTACCATTCTGTGCCCCAAATCGGCTTTAACGGCATCTACTGAATTAACTAGGTCGTATGCACGCACATCGTGATTACCCAGCATCAAAGTGTTTTCTGAACCACCTTCAAAGAAAGCATCAGCAAATTCTGCCCCTGCTTGAAAATCATCCCGCATGGATACTGCGCGATCATCCTCCGAGGCTCCCTTGCGGATAGCGGAGAAATCCCATAGGTCGCCAGCTATCACCCTTATTTCAGGTTTAAAGTCCTTCGTGAAATTGATGCACGCATTGCAAGCACGCTCATCCTTGTGAATCCCATGAATGTCACTAGCAATGACGAACTTTTTCATGGATTCTGAAGCATATCACTTTATAAAAAATGACAAGACTATTTATTCTTACGACGTTTTGGTTTAATGGAAACCAGCACTTTTTCTTTGGGTTTAATCCAAGGTGCTACGGCAAAAACGATGCCCAGCCCAGCAGCAACGGTAGCAAATCGCTCAAAGGTTAGCAGGGATGAATCAGCCGCACTCTTGTATTGGCGCGATATGGTCAAGTTCTCCAAAAGCAGCCTGTTAATCAGCTCGGTCATTGGGTCAATCACCCCATAAAGTTCAGCAGTCATTGCTGGGGAATTGAGCGTTTCAATCTTCCCGCTATCACAAGCCGCACGGGCTTTCTTAAGGTAGGCTTTAACCAATTTATGCTGCGCCAACAATTCTGGATGCTGATTGTACTCGGCAATCAATTTCTCGGCATCAATTTCCAGCTTATTGAGGGAATCACAGAACTCTTTTGAGTTCATCAACCCTTTGCTTGCTTTGGCCTGACCATCAACAATAGATAAAGCGTAAACATCAAAAAGTGGACTCAACACATTGCTGGTACGTGCGAATTCTTTATCGCTTTGTGCAATGTTAGATGAAACATTTTGAACCGTCATTACGCCAACACCTGAAAAACAAATCACTGTTAATGCGAGAGCAGCAGTAATGGCTTTAGGGTTCATTTTTTAATCAGTTTGCTTGGATTCTTAGAATAGCTCTTAGCCAAATTGGTTAGACCGTCGATTATCTCAGGGCTTACCACCCCTGCCACACCATACGTTATTGCTTTAACCAAGGAGCTGACTTCAATCTGTTCCACGATAAACCAAGCGATGGTGGAAACAATAGCAGCCATCAGGATGCGTCGAATGCTATCCCACGGTGTGCCTTGAATCGGATTGGCGAGCAGACGAGCTGTCATACCAGCTCCGCCAATGACTGCCGTAAGCCATCCCGTCTCTTTCCACACCTTGGCTATTTCCATGAGGTCTTTTGGGTCATTCATTTGGATTTACGGGTCATTCTATCGCCAAACCACCATCCAATGCAATTAAATGCACAAAACTGGATTTCATCAATCATGTCTGCTTGCTCAAGCGAAGTGACCCGAAAGAATACAATGGTCACCAAGACAAGTAATAGCAGGGTAATGACTGGGCGGAAAAGGGTGATTGTGTTAGCAGCCCACGGAGAGATGTTATCAGGAGGTGTGGCAGCTTGTTGACTAGCGGTAAAAGCGTCCCATCGAGCTTTATCGCTGGCAATTTCCGCCATAGCCTTTGCCTCTTCAAGTTTCCGTTTGTGCTCTTGGCCCGCTTTATAATTGTCAAAGAAACCATTTCCAATACGGAGTAAGACGCCTAATGCGCCGCCTCCTAGTGCGTTTGTGATGAGGTCGAGCATAGTTATGCAGCTTTAGGGTTAGTAAGACGACGGAACAAGAAATACGGGAGCCAAAGCCATTTTGGCATCTTGATTATCTTAACATGGGTGTTCTGCACCGTAGGCACATTAGCATCCCACAGTTTAACGCGAATGGGTTCACCATCCGGTGAGCAACAATTGATCAACGATACATTGCGCGTGGGGTCCCTGCCAAATTTCCAATAGTTATCATATTGGCCACACTCAATAGTACCCGAAATAACGCAATTTGAGAGCTTAAAGCCATCAATGGCTCCCTTGACCGTGGTTGAGCCTTCAATCGTGCAGGATTCAACGGAATAGCCGCTACCGCGCACGCAATCAATGCTATCCTCACGACTGTCAGGGATAGTCAGTCCGCGAGCCACAAGATTGTTCACATTTGAGCATTTAAACAGGTCATCCCAATCTTTGGGGAAAACTGGAGGCTGCCACACCTCGGACGTAATGAGCCTATCGTTGTCTTGTGGGCCAACGTAAGACTTCCAATTGACATCCGAGGTGCCGCTCATGACTTATTTGGGAACCGGAACGGGCCTTGGCGCATTGTCGCCGCCATCCAGTCCAAGCTCTTTGGCTAGGAGTTGAGCAGAGCGCAAGCAGAGGTCATGTTGATTAGCGTCAACAGGAGCACGACGACTAGCGGCGTAAAGGTTATTGAGGGCAATATCCTTGGTTAATTCAGGTGCGGGTGATGAAGGTTGATTACTCATGGTTATTCAATAATGACAATCCATTAGGCTTTTGCAAGGCAATTAGGCCGCAGGAGGGGTGGGTGGTGCCCACGGCAATGGAACAGGCTCCGCTTTGTTTGGGTTCAGTTGCTTGGCAATTTGAAGATCAATATGTTCAGCGTAGTTAGGGCTGGCAGCAACAACACCCTGAATCCATCCCAATACGATGGCTTCCGTCAGTTGGTCATACGGAATGACCGCAGACGTTGGGTCATATTTGAATGGGGTGGCTCCAGAAAAGGTTCCACTCAATCCGGTGGCACTATCCGTACCAGTTTTAGTCCAGCGGGTTTGAACAACAAAATCAGGGTTTCCGCCCTGAGTGTTGGCAAGCATATCAGTAACTTTCCATGTGTAGGTGATCATAGGTATTAAGATTTAGATTCTAAGGTTTTGATGCGTTCCAGCAAGTTTTTATTCATCGCATTGAGTTCTTTGACGGCATTAACCAATGCGGCGATGATTGGACGTTCTTCAAGAGAATAACGATCATCCTTTTGGTCGTAATGAACGGCTTCGGGAATTACGGTTTCAACTTCTTGAGCAATGAAGCCCGTGTAGGCAATATCACGCCGCAGCGTCGATTTTTCGTTCCAATGGAAACGCACGGGACGAAGACCGAGAATAGCGTCAAGACCGCGCTCAAATTCATTGATAACGTCCTTGTAACGACCATCAGAGGTTTGAACAAGGGAAACGCACGTTACGGTGCCGTATTCGTTAGCTCTGAAAATGGTGCCGCCACCGCTATTGTTAGCGTCAATCGGAGAATAGCTACTGCCAGTAAGGAGCGTGATGTTAAGGCCAACATAGCCACTGGCTACACCAAGACCCCAATGGGTATTGCCGTATCCATTGTATCCCGTGCTGCGAATGGCATCAGCTCGGCTACCACCAAGGGTAACGCGCCCCATGTTGGATTCGTTTTGCGGGTCGCAATAATATCCATAGTCAATGTTATCGTAAAGCAAAGCAGCATATACCGCATTGTTACAGTAGATGTAATTGTTTGCCTGAATCAGGCTAAACTGCGATGTCCCATTGGGATTCATGTAGTATCCCGTATCATTGCTATCGTAATAAATTGGAGCGCGAAAATCTTGTTCAGCAATTCCAATGTATTTGATTCTTACATGATTATCGCCCTCGCCAATTGTCATTGCTAACGTGCTGTTATATCCGTTTACATAAAAATTGTGAGCACTATATGCTTGATGCGCGTGGTATCTAATACCAGTATAAAAAGCAATATCCATTGGCTGCGGCCATGCTCCAGCTCGTTTGCCGATTAAATACTGATAATCGCTATCAGAATGCCAATTAATTATTAACCTATCTGAAGTTGATACACCTTGATTACCAATATAAATAGCGGTTCCTGCGTCGGTAGTTAGTCTAGAAATTCTGGAATTTGAAGCGAAATCTCCATAGTATCCTGTGTTATCGCTATCGTAGAAAATTGGTGCTCTCCAAGAACCACCAGCTATTCCAGTTCCATCGCCTTGTGCAAAGGAAAATTTTGTATATGCTGTTCGATTGCCTGAGCTTCTAGATGGAACCGTATTTGAGCCAAGGTTATTTGTTGAAGTCTCAGCGGTGATAAGAAAAGTATTAGCAGGATTATCATGCCATAAACCCCAACCAGTATTAGGTTCAAAATCAGCGAAAATAGCGGTCCACCCCTCAGAAGTAACTTGTTGGATGGCGATTGCACCACCAGATGAGCTTGTGCCACTAGCATTTACCAATAAACCGGGTTTGTTATACGTAGCCGCATTTACTGAACCTGCGATATTTACAGACGTACCTGTGTTGTTAAAATCCGCATAATACCCCGTATTACCGCTGTCATAAAAAACTCCAGCATATAAACCGGAACCATTGCTACTATTTAATCCAAAGAGAGGAACCTCGTAAGAAGTCCCATAAGATGTTGAGTAAGTGGTTTGCGTACTTATCCACATTCTAGGGGTACTACTGCGGAAAAAATGTAAAGCAGTGCAATATGGCACATCTCCGCCTGTGTATCCGTTTATCCACAAAGTGTCAGACCATGTAGTAGGAATACCCGTCATCGCAACCCTTGCTCCGATAGATGTTCCGAAATAATCTTGTGGATTGCCGCGAACACCGCCATCGTATCTGGTGGGAAATCCATTAGATACGTTAATCGTTCCAGATATAGTGTTAGTTACCGTTAATCCAAGAAGATTGCTTGTGCTGGCGGGGTCCACGTAATAACCCGTATTATTACTATCATAGAAAATTGGAGCACGAACATCACCAGTAGCAGTTATTCTTGCGTTGCTACCATCAATAGCAATTGCATTGGTGCCATTCCAAGAACCACCATAAATATAAACGCGAGAGTCTGTGGTTCCACCGTTACTTCCAGCCGCAATATAGCCAGCGGAGCCTAATCTGTTAGATGGGCCATACCAGATACCGCTACTAAATGCAGAACTTTGGTTAATACGAAGATAACTGTCCGTAGTTTCAAAAATGGTTTTACCGTTACCAGAAAGAATGTTGATATTGGTAGTATTCTGAAGATCGGCGTAAAAATTCGTATTATCGCTATCGTAGAAAATTGGTGCTCTTGAGGAAGTACGGCTATAAGTGTTACCTGTTTCTACAGCAGTAAAATCCACAATTGATGTTCCGCCAAACGCCGAAGCATGGCTAAAATTCCACTCACTTTTACCGGATTCTTTTAAGGCACTGACATTAAGATTGAGATAACCTGCTCCAGCACCATTACTAGCTATAACAGTGCCGTTTGCTAAACTACCTAATTGTATTGCATTGTTAGTGGCAGTAGATGAAATGCCGCCTCCATTAAATGCATTAGTTCCAGTCCAAGTATTGTTGGTTCCTAATATCGAAGACCCCGGTGTTCCTTGTGCTCCAGTAGCACCAGTAATGCCTTGTGGGCCTGTGGGTCCAGTAGGACCCGTCAAACCCTGAATACCCTGCGCTCCAGTAGCACCCGTAAGACCCACTGGGCCTTGTACGCCTGTTGGTCCGGTTGTGCCCTGTGGACCCGTTACGCCCTGCGCTCCGGTTGGTCCTTGTACGCCTGTGCTGCCCTGTGCGCCTGTTGACCCCTGTGGGCCAGTAGCACCTGTTGTACCCTGTGGGCCAGTCGAGCCAACGGCTCCGGTAGCACCCTGTACACCAGTAACACCCGTGCTGCCTTGTGGTCCTTGCACACCAGTAGCTCCCGTGGTTCCTTGGGGACCCTGAATGCCCTGTGGTCCTGTAGCTCCGGTAACGCCCGTAGCGCCATCAATACCGGATGCCCCTTGCGGACCAGTAGCTCCGGTCAATCCTTGTGGACCAGTCGGTCCTTGTAAGCCCGTTGGGCCTTGGATAC